CACACCACCAGCACGCTCGTGATTGACCATCTCGATCCTCATCAAACGATCCTTGGCTAACCAATCGCGGTAGCAATCACGCAACATCGAACGTCCGGTCCAACTCAAGCCTTCTTGCTGGAAGATGAACGCTATGAGATTGTCAACCGGAATCTCAGGGCCATATGTCATGGGACTCTGACCAACAGTCACCATACCCGGAGCCCATTGCATGATGCTGACTAGTCCTCCATCATCAGCAACCTTGATCTCTGCGAGTGTTTGCGGCATGCGCGGCGCGAGCTTCCGCAGCCTCCACTTGCCATTATTGATCTCACCGACGACATTGAAGTACATGTGTCCGTAGAGAGTCGCCAAGATTGCCTGCCGCACATGGGAGCGATGAACAAATCTGCCCTTCATCCTGCCAAGGGGCTGATCGTCCTCTCCCATGATCGGTAAATTGAGATCTTCGCTGATCTCTTTCACCATCGTCGTGGGGCAGCCATTCGGATCAACAACAAACCGCAGCTGCGTGATACCCCACATTGTGCCGGTGAGTAGAGCAGCCAGCTGCGAGTCAGTCCGCATTTGCTCGTAAAGGCGAACATTGAGCGGCCAACGAAGTTCAGGGACATACTCCCACTCATCGATGTACATGTGCCATGGCCCACCACCTGCCATCGAGACGGAAGGACCAACAACACCCCAACTCCCGACGTAGTTGTCGGGGATGCCGAGCTCTTGTGTCGGTGCGCGCGACCCCTTGCGCGTAGTAGTACGAGGACGACCAACGGGCGGCATTAACGCGCGGGCTGTGCCTTCGGATTGCTAGGAACACTCGGCATGACTGTTACAGAGAGCTTCCCCTTTGGCATCTTGCCCTTCTTCGTTGAGAAGGTCTTTCCCTTAGGATGAGCCATTTGTTTCCTCCTTTGCCACTTCTTCTTCTACCGCGTCGGCGATTCTATCAAGAACGGTTATGAGCTTTCTGATCTCTTCAAGAATCTCCAACAACACAGGTGTGTAATCCTCTACCAAATGTGAATCAACCAGATGAGAAGAACGACGAAAATCCCGATCCAAGCAATCTCTCCCCAAGTTTTCGGCGGTGGCGGCATGTTCTTTTCCTCTCAGTCCTTAAGGCACGTGAACAATGTTACCTGACCGCCCGGATGGTTGATGACAAGATCGCCTTCACTAAATCCTGCCGGGCAGACCAGTCCACCAGGAGGCCCGGTTGGACCCGTATCACCCTTCGGTCCCGCCGGGCCAGTGTCACCCTTCGGGCCAGTATCGCCCTTTGGTCCTGGTGGCCCCGGCTCACCCGGATCTCCCTTTGGTCCGGTCGCAACGTTGATCGTGACTGTTTTCGTCGGCGTCTGTGCATTAGCTGCAAACACCTGCGACGCCAAGAACCCAGAGGCACCAGCAAGCGCCAACCCAAATCCTGCCAGCATGTAAGGGATCCATTTTGCCATTAGTCCCTACTCATCTTCATCTTCAGCTGATGTAACTCTTCCCCCAGATCTTCAGCCTCTTTCCGAGTCGCCCTGAGACGATCAAGACATTCCTGTTCGGCCTTGGCTCGTTCATCATGACGTGTCCTACGAATGCTGAAAGCCGTACTCACCAAACCTCCGAACGCCGAGATGATTGCGGCCACACCCAGCAAAGTTGGGCTATCGAATACAGCCAGCAAGTCACCCTGACCCCTTACGCCGCATTTCGACTATCCAAGTAACAATCGCCGGGATGAATCCGATCACAACCGCGAGCGCGGTCAATGTCTCCGGATCGTCAACGCCAAGAATGTTGGCAATCAAGAGTGCAAGTGACGCAGCTACCGCTGTTGTTTCAGCCGGACGACGAGCGGGCAAGTTATTCGTCATGCGTTACTCCTATCTCGTCTCTCAACTTCAAACCAGCATGAAAAGCTGCGAAACGCTTATCGCATTCCTTCTCGCCACGCTTCTTCTCGTAATGGATTGCGCCGAAAGCCGTCAAGAGACTGCCCGCCCCAGACAGGAAGATGCCAACGGTACCAAGAATGTCTCCGCTGACTTCAACGACGAGCACATTACGGCTCCTTCACTCTCACAAATACAGTGCCCTGTCCGGCGGGGTTGCGCGTACGCCGCATGACCTGCCCGCCGTTGGAGTTGTTGGAAGTGGACGTGTTGCCCTCTATCGCATCAAAGTTGCCACTGCTTGATGTCCACTTCTCAAAGATGCCGACGTGGTCGTACTCGCCATTCCACTCCCAGTCGTAGCAAGCCAAATCACCCGCCTGCGGATCGTCGGTCGTCTGCAACCCGTTTTTACCCGCGCGCGCGTCAGCTACGATGTACGGCACATACGAGTAGCGCGACCCCTTCACGAAGGTCGGCGATTGTCCCACAGAATTGGTCTCGAAGCACCAGGTCACGAACATGGCGCACCACGGACCAACCATGTTGTACCATGACGTGTACTTGACCTTGTTCGAATCCGGTGGCGATTCCTTGATGCCCAGCTGACTAATCGCAAGATCGAGCGCAGCTTTGCGTACAGTTTTGCCAGATGGTGCATCTGGCTCATGACCACCAAACATCCTGTAAGCTTGATTGATCAGGTTGACGGCGGTGGCGTCCATCGCCTGCTGACCAGCATTCGGCTTGCCTTCCGGAACAAGGCAGTACCGTAGCGTATCAAACGTTTTCTTACCAAGCCAGCCAGAATCATCGATATCTTGCTGCCGTTGAACACCTGCGACACCGGAGTCGCCGACGTTCCCGCCCGCTTTCCCGTGCGAGAAGCCATTCGAAAATTGATCATCGAATGTCTGCCAAGGCCAGCGACCAAGCCGCGAAATTGTGCGTTTGTACGCGATGATGTCCGGGCCATTGGTAGATGGTTTCTTGCCCTGCTGATTCGCGTCGGGCGGGTACAGTGGACGTGGGAACCCATCAACTTTTGCCGGACCACCACCTTTGTATGCCTTCTCCCACCATTCAGCCATATCTCACCACACTTTCTCCATGATATCGGCGGTGACGGACCGCTCTTGGGGGGAGAGCAGAGAACGATCCGCCACCGCACCGGCAGAGACCGTAGACATGATTGCGGCGTCAGCGTGGTTCGGAGAGGGGAGACCACGAGCCATCATGTCCTCTTTGGTCTCGATGTAGATTCTTCCGGCAGAATCAGTATTCCATTTCACGCTGGTCAGCTGAGCGGCAAGAGTCTCATCGGCAGGATCAAGATCAATCAGATCCTCATCCATAAGCTCCTTGAACGTCCACCAGACCTCAGAACGCCTGTTCTTGAACTTGGCAGGGTTGAGCGCACGCGTGCTACCCTGATGTGGCGCTACATTGAACCGCTGTTCACGCAGACGGTCAAATACACCCGCACCAAGCCCAATCGTGTCAATATTTGCCGGTGGTCTCTTCGGGGCGTGTGAACGCAGGATACGAGCAATACGACCAGCCGATTGCATGGTATCCTCTTTCGCCCACTGCTCCGTCAGACGAATCACACCACCGCGATTCCTATACAGAACGCTCATGTCTGCCCCGTAACGGGCGATGTCCGCACCGTACCTGCCTAGCTCGAGACCGGGAAGGTCAATCTGATGCTGACATTTGTCAACCAACAGGGGTGAGATAAGGAACTCATCCGAGATATCTGGAAAGAGTCCCTCCACCTTAGATTGCCACCTGGGAGACCCCTCACCCCATTCTCTGCGAGCCGTCTCGATGTATTCCTCAGACGTCAGCTGATCGGCGACATCTTCCGGAATACCCTCCTCAATCACCGCCTTACGGACATCCCAAGCTGAGATTCTGATGACGTTCCAGCCGCTGCCCGGCTTACATACTCGCGCGAAGCGACTGTTCGGGTCGTCCGGGTTGCCGATGGCAAGAACCCGACTGTTCTTACCAGTAGCTAGCGCCAGAACCGAGTCCCACAGCGCTTCCGGGATACCGTTGGCCTCGTCAAGAATCGCAAGCAAGTAGCGGGCGTGGATTCCCTGAAACGTATCCTCGTCGTAGTCCTGTGGCTTGCGGCCCATGCCGATGATCTCTTCAGATTCGTGCAACCGCTTGGTATTTGACTCACCCATGAGCCACTGGCACTCACGCGTGATGCGTCCGGCCAGCTTGGCACGATAGTGCCTGCGCCTGATCTCCTTCCAAAGGATTGCCTCCACCTGCGGCCAAGATGGTGCTGTAGAGATCAGGAACGCGTCCCCAAGCGTATGCGTCTCCGGATCCAGCCACCACGCACCAGCATTGGCCGCAGAGAAGGACTTGCCCGGTCCGTGGCAAGACTGCACGGCTGTGAAGCGGTTGACCTTGATTGATTCAAGGATCTCAATCTGCTTCGACCACAGATACAGGCTTGCTTTCTCGCGCGCCCACTTCACAGGCTCCCAGAGGTACTTATTCGGGGGCGGAAAGAGCTTTCTGAGCGCTGCGTCTACGACACCGGGTGGCAGCCCAGGCGCTTCTACCGTGCTAGCCACGGCCCACGATCATGACATTTTCCTGCCAGATCTCTTCGGGCGTATGCCATGCTCGGCCTAGTGTGATGCAATCCTCGACCAAGAAATTTGCGTCATCGTCCATGTCTAGGACGTAGTACAGCCGCCTGTTCTGAACATAGTATGTTCCCAGCCCTACCTGCGGCTGTTCCTCAAACCCTCGCTGCCCTCCGCGTACACCCCTAGCGAGTTCCCACTTAGTCACGCTACCTTCCCCTGTTCGATAACAGGAAGCTCGCGGCCTTGATCAAGCTGAAGAAGGCGCTGCCTCACGAAACTGGGAGCTTTGGCGCGTCCCTCCTCATCTAGATGTGGCCAAAGATCTTGCAGCAAATTCTTGGTGAACTGAGCCAGCAGCTCTCCGTACGTCTCAGCCAGTTTGATCGCACGTTCCGCGATCCCCAGGCTGACGGCAATCCCCGAGAACTTGACCAGATCTTGCATGGCCTTATGGCGCTCACGCGCATACAGATGGAACTGCTTACCGACCATCGTCTGCTCCACCCAGGCAGCCTTGTCAAGCTCAGCCATGCGTTCGCTCAACCACTCGATCTCGCCGGCACGGATCTTGATACACCAGAGGATCGCGTCAAACGGGTTCATATCCCTGGGTGTACCCAAGAACTCATTGGCGATCTTCTTGGCGGCAGCCTTGCTGTGAGTCACGAAAGCGCCACCGTGTAGCTTACACCTGCCCGTACCCACATGATTCGTGCCCCAGCCCGCCTTCCTGCGGCACTTTGTGCCACCCCGCGTCATCGCCATACAGAGTAGCGCTGCCTTTCTTTCTTCCTTGCGCTGCCGCTCCATCATGATGGCGTACGGGCTTGGACCCTTCTTCACGCTGGAGCTGAAGTAGTACTCGTCGTCTTTGCCCATTAGGCTGGCGCATTCGGTGGCTTGTGAACAACATAGGCATGATCACGACCTGGTGTACGGCGGATGTCGGCACCAAAGCGCCGTTCCAGGTCTGGCGACCACTGAAAATCAAGATTTCCCTGTAAGCCAGGAACCTGCCCCGCCCCGAGTTGAATGCTGACCCAGGCCGGATCAGAAGCGGCGATCGAATCGGAGCGGGGCTGGCGAGGTGAGGTCACTGCGCCTGAGGATAGCGCATTCCCTCTAGCTTCGCTAGTCTGAGATGGTATTCGCAATGCTTCGCGCGTACGCGCGCGGTCGAGCGCGTCAGCGCGTACGCGCGCGTGTTCGGGTGCGGTGTTGCTGCTTGTACTTGGCCAGGAATAAAGCGAGATGGCGCCAGGCAGATCTTTCGTGTTCTTTGCCCCTGATCCAGAGGCCCCATTCCCGAAGTCTAGCGTCTTTCGCGAAGGCATTTGCATCTCCGGCCGTCTGCAACACAACCTGAGGAACTATGATCTGCCGCCGCCCATGACCTGCCGCCCATTGGTCGGCGCGGCCCATCCTGTAGCCCTCAATTCCCCAGATCAGCGCCGTGCTGATCTTAGCGGAGTCTCCCTGGTAGTTGCCGCCGGTGTAGATGAAGTCCTCGCAGACGTACCATACCTTCTCGGGTGACAAACCTTCGTGGGTGACGCACTCATTGTAGAACCTGCGCCACTCCATGGAGATCGAGCGAATCTGATGGCGAATGTCGCCGGTGATGGTTCTACTGTCCGAGTTTGTTCGCCCTCGGAGGCAGGCACCGATCTCAGCAGTAGGATCGAGGATTCCCCACGCGAGACCGGTGCTGCCCCCTGGGTCGCAGGCGAATACGCCTACATGTGGCATGCTACAGGTGTGCCACCAGGTTGTTCGTGGTATCGGTGATCGTGATGTCCGTGAAGCTGACCGTCATGGGCGGTACACAGTCCGGCTGGAAGACGGCGGTGCCGCTGAGGCTGAAATCGGCCTTGCCGTTCTGAACCGGAAAGTCGCCCGAAGCCGTGACGCTGGTCTTGTTATTGGCCTTCGGATGATTGCCGCCGCCGTTGATGCACAGGGCTGTGGCAGAGAGGGTGACGTGAATCTGAGTTTCGTCACCCAAACCGGCCTCCTTGCCGGTCACTGTAAGCGTGTTCCCCGAAGTTGAGGTCGTGAACGCGCTCTGGATGAAATGCGGAGATCCTGCCGTAGCTGTTGCTGCTAGGGCAAGAGCCGCAAGCGCAAAGACAAGCGTCAGGAGTGCGATCAGTTTCTTGTTCATTTACGTCTCCTTCTCCTCCCGCCAACCTTGCGCCACTTGCGAGCATTCAGCGCAAAGTTGGCCCGTTTACGGGTTGTTGGGTTCTTGCTGCGCTTGAGACGGCGCAGCGTTGAGACCGGGATCTTCTTGCCCTTCTTGGTCCCGGTCTGCTTCCGGAGTGCTCCCTTTTTCAGCTTCAATTTCATGGGCTTGCGACGCCTGGCCATTAGCGCCGCTTCCTGCGGGTGCGCACACGCTTCTTCCTTCTCACCCGCGTCGGCAGCTTGCCCTTGTTATCAAAGTGGTGACGTTTGACCCAGGCCTGGCGTGCCCAAATTTCCAATTCAGAAAAGCTCTCTGCTTTTGTGACTTAGCGGGCACCGGCCTCACCTCCCTTCCAAATAATTGACGGCTCTCTGAAGAAGATCAACATCATCGCTGAAGCCGCCAAGAGCTTTGTTACACATTTCACAAAGTAGACCGCGAACTTTGCCTGTGATGTGATCGTGATCAACATCCAGACGTCGACGACCAGGATCCGATCCGCAAATAGCACACCGCCCAGATTGTTTGATCATTAACCATTCATACTCTTCTATGGTAATACCAAACCGCTTTTGAAGAGCATGGTCAAGTTGCTTTCTTGCAACTTCTGGCCTAGCGATCCAGGCAGCTGTCCTTGCGCGAACATGGTCCTTATTGTTGGAAACACCACCCTTCCAGTTAGGGTTGTTTGCGCCCCGGATCCCATCTCTGGCTTCTTCTGACCATGGACGCTTTGAATCAGGGTTGTGTCCCACTACGACCTTTCATCTACGCGCGGACTGTTACTGTCGAAACCGTGGTTCCCAGAACCGGGTGGATCCTGGAACGCTGTGTGAAGCGGCTGCGAGACCCATGATCGGAACTTGTTGTTCGGAGACACGATGCGATGGCTGGCCTGCGCAACGCCAGCACCGCTGTTACTGTTCCTGCGTCCGGAGCCCTTCGTCAGCTTGAACATATGGCTTTTCACCTCCTTTCCTCAGTCTGAGGTGGAGTGCGGGTGGGTGGCGAACCGGGATGACCACCCGTATGCATCCCGGCCCGCCTGTGCGCGGGTAGCATAACGCGATGCGACTTGAAAAGCTATTCTGTGGGATGAGCAGGGCTTTTAGGATCTGCACAGAGGGGCTGCCGAACATAGACTGTGTGATTTGAGTCAGGCAGGACTGCGCCACAGGCGGAGCATTGCCATTTGAGTGGGGCACGACCGAAGAGGAATGTACCTGCCGGAACAACGATGGCAAAAGGTCGAAGGCGCTCTTCTGGGTCGTCGCTACGCTGTAAGGATGGGCAGAGGACTTCAAACTTGGTGATAGACATTAGATGAGTATAGCGTACGGATATTTGCCGGATTTAGGCAGAAAAATGGGGATTATTTGATAAAATGGGGCAAATAAGATGATGGTGGTCCATGGAAGGTGAACATCTCCGTTTTTAGGAACTCCAAGAAGTCCGTGAAAAATGTGTGGTGGAGAGTTGGCGCAAAAATGGGGTTTTTCAAATTTTGGATTTGCCAATAGCTGGATCGCTATTTTTCAATTGTTCTGTCGAGTGGCTTTCAACTCTGGATGGTAAAATGGACGATATGAAGCGGTGGATTTGATTGTCAACGCGCGCCCGCGCTACGCGCGCGAGGCTGCCCTACGGGTGGAAGCCTCCCGTACGCGCGTGTACGCGCGCAAATTCTTTATATAATGATTGATCGTGAAATTTGATGTATTAAAGCGCGCGTGCACGCCCGCATACGTACGCATGATAGAGTGGGTCGCTGTCAGGGCGCGAGCGCGTACGCGCGCGAGGGTATTTGGCTTATTTTTCAAATATATTTGGTAATTTTGGGGTATTTTAGGGATTTTGGGATTTGAAGCTATGGGTTGAGATGGATCGATCTTCGAATGGGGGTCGCACGAATTAAGGGACCCTATTTCTTAGTAATTTCAGAGATAATTGAGAGTTGAATTCGGATTTGGCTACCATCCAGACTTCTTGTCGGACTTCGCGATCGATTTGAAAGAGAAAAGAAATCGATTTCCCTTCCTAGGACTACTTTCCGCCTAGAAATTAGAGAGAAATGGCCCCACTATCTCCCACCCTACCTCAAGAATCGGACCTCACGAACTGTCCAGAAACCCCACATTAGCAGGGCTTTTGTGGCCACCGGAACTCGGAACTCCCCCGGCCGATTTCCCGCCCCCTAGAACCCGCTACCTCCAGGACTTCAAGGACATCTCACTCTGTAGTCCGCCCGGACTACGCCTAGGACCCTTCCGGATATCCGCCACCCCCAGGATAGGAACTCCGAATACCAGGGCTTTCTCTCCCTACGGAGACCAACCGACTTCCCGCAACCCCTAGCCTGCCTAGAGGGGGTCGTCCGCGTAGGGCAGCTGCAGTGCCCCTCTACGGGCAGATCCGCTTGTACAAGCCGAACACCATCCCGGGACCCATCCAACCACAGTAGTCCGTTTACGAAACGGACTACGTAGTCCGCCGGGACTACGGATCGGAGAAACAGACCCCAGAGAATTACCGTAGTCCTAACGGACTACGCCTAGCGAGTAGTCCGCCCGGACTACGCTCCCCGCCTGCAAGCCGCTCCCCGGTGGGCCGTCCCCGGCCTACGCTGCAGCGCCATCTAGGCTAGCAGCCGCCTAGCCGGGCGACCCCACTGCACGCCCACTGCACCCCACCCTACGCCCACGCACCTACCAACCCAACTACCTACCTGCCCCACGGCCGACCGCTCCCTGCAGAGCTCCCTGCACCCCATAGCTCCCACCCCCAACGAAATTCCCGCAAATACCGAGAATCCTGTGCACGGAGTACCCCTTTTGAGGCGGATTCTCCCAGATTTGGCGTTAGGCTTAGGGCGCGCCGCCTAGCGCGGTCGCCGCCGGGCCGATATTCCCCGGTGGGTCGGAGCTCCCGCCCTCGCGCGGTCGAGCCTGGCCGGACCGGGCCAACGGGGTGCTGCTCCCGCGGAACGTCCAAGGTGATCGCGAGCGAGCTCGCGTGACCGGGTGGGTCGGCCGCGTTCGCGCGGTGACGGCTCCGGAGCCTCTCGGATCTGCCACCGCGCGCGGCCAGATGAGACCAGGGTTAGAACGGAGGCTGCTGCCGCGCGCGCCTCCGACCGAACGTAGAGGTAGCGTCCGCCACGGATGCTCCGCGCGAGCGCTCCCGAAAGGAACGCCACCGCGCGCGTCTCGGGAGCCGAGTACGACGGCCGTGTAGTGAACGGCCGGTACCAGGGAAAGGCGAACGACCGCGCGTGCCCGCCTGCCCCCGCGAGGGGGTAGCGCGGTGAGGAAGGGCCGACAGACTAGGGAGTGCAGGAACGCGGTGCCACGACCGTATCCCGAACGTTCGGATGGGACCTCCCTCCCTGACGCGGGTCTCCCCTACGGGGGAGCCCTGCGTAGAGGCTTTTCCGGGTCCGCTCTGGGGCTACGGCTCCGGGGCCAGGATCTGAGAAGCCTCCACGCAGGGCGAACCGTTCGCCCCGCACGCGGCACAAAGCCGCAACTACTAGTTACCAGGGAGGTAACGACATGACGTTCCAGGCCAACACCGACACCATCACCGTCGCCTACAAGGACGAGAGCATCACGCTCCCGCTCGACGAGGCCACCGACTTCGTGATGACCGTGATCGCGGCTCGCAAGGCTGGCTTCGCTGCCAAGCGCGCCGAGAAGACCGCGCTCGTCGCGGCTCGCAAGGCCAAGGCTGCCGAGAAGAAGGCGACTAAGGCCAAGGCCACCGCGAAGCGCAAGCAGGATCGCATCGCCCGGCTGAAGAAGCAGCTCTCCGAGCTGGAGAAGGCTGCCTAGCCTAGTCTGCGGGTAGGCCACCGAAAGGTGGCCCTCCCGGAGCCTAGCTCCTACCAACACCAACGACCAGGGAGAACACCATGCCTAAGACAGCTGCAGAGTGGGAAGCACGGCTGGCGGAACTGCGCGCGGCGCAGGAGAAGCGGCCGACGTTTGAGCGCCACATGGACATCGACCTCGCCACAAAGATGGCGGCCGGTGCGCGTCTGCATGAGCGCGCGGAGCGCAACAAAGCGTGATGCTGCGGGGAGCCCGGCTGACCGGCCGGGCTGACCGCAACACCACCAACAACCAGGGAGGTACACCAACATGACCAAGTGGATGACCATCACGCGCAGTGGGCACGAGATTCGGAGCCGCTACAGCGACAAAGCCGCTGAGCTCTTCATGCACGATGTGACTGAGAACGTACGCATCGGGCTTGAGGAAAGCGACTGCGATGCTCTCCTCCGCGTTCTCGAGCACAGCGAGACTCCGATGCTCGACATCTGTGAGTTCTTCACGGATGTGAGTGATCTGAAGGATCGCGTCGCGTATGCGATGACCGAGCACTTCATCGACCTCGCGCCCGAGATCGCAAAGCACGTCTACGTCTCCTCCTAGGATCGTCTGACCTGCCCCTAGCCCACAACACAGTGGGCCTGGGAGAGTTCAGATAAGTGAGCTCTGTACAACATACCAGGGAGGTACCACCCATGACAACTGAGCAACAGCAGGACTGGGCGAGAAAGATCGATGCCCTTCTGCGCAAGGCAGAAGCGTCAAAGTCTCCTGAGGAGGCCGAGGCGTTCATCTCAAAGGCGCAGGCGTTGATGACGAAGTTCGCCATCGACGAGGCCATGCTCGAGGCCAACCGTCGCAAGGCAGGTAAGGCCTCAGACTTCATCTCTGAAGAGGAGTTCGTGATGACGGGTAGCTTCCGGGTCGCCTTTGGCAACCTGTGCTACTACATCATCAAGTACAACGACTGCGAGGCTGTGCTGCTACAGAACAGCCCGCGCACCGTTGAGGGAAAGCTGTACAAGCAGACCTACATCCTCAAGGTGACCGGCTTCCAGCAGGACATTGATCGTGTTCGGCTGCTCTACACGTCTCTCCAGCTTCAGGCCATCCGGTTCGAGACCGCATGGTGGAAGGAGAACAGGCACGTGTACGACAGCTACCCACGCCAGGGCTTCCTCGACCGTCGGCAGTTCCTCTTCTCGTTCGCCCACGCCGTGGGTGCACGAGTCAAGGAGGGCTACCTGCGCGGAAAGCAGGAAGCACAAAAGCAGCACGGTACGGGCATGGAGCTCGTCCTGCGAGACAAGAAGGAGATGGTGTTGGCGGAGTACAACAAGCGCCATCCCAATCTCCGTTCCGGCAAGCAGCGTCAGGCCGGTGGCAGCTACGACAGCCACGTGGCCGGACAGTCTGCCGGGAACAAGGCCGACATCGGCCAGCCCACCTTCAAGGGAGGGCAGAAAGAGCTGCGCTAGGTGAGCCAGCGGTTCCGATCCTCCATGCGGTGGGGATCGGTTCCGGTGTCTCAAACCGAGGCACTTTACCAGGGAGGTAACACCCATGTACATTCCGAGCCACGAGCTCACTCTCTCCGAGGAGGAGATCGAGGCGATCGCACAGGAAATGTGTGAGGCCGGATTCCGGTCGCTCTATCGCCACGATCTGTCCTTCCAGAGTCGTGCGAACCGTGACGCTGTTGCGCGTCGCGCAAAGCAGCTCGGCGCTGGTCTGGAGAAAAGCAGCATCCGGCACCAGATCGTCGATCCTCGCTACACGGTTGAAGGTCGTCATCTGCCCGACAAGGGCATGGCGAACGAGACCGTGTACGTGAATCTCTACACACTCAAACGTGTGTATTGATGGACAAGCCATACGACATCGAGTGCGAGGACTACGCAAGCCTCGCCGACGAAGCCAGTGCTCCGGAAGCCCAGCCTTGGAAAGATGAGGACTGGGATCCGGACGCGGTGAAGAACGCCAAGAGCTACGCAGAGAAGAACGATCTGCCTTGGCCGCCTGGTCCTGGCGATTACGATCGCTGGTACGACATGGCAACCAACGGTGAACTGTGATGTCCGAACACATCTGGTTCGAAGACTACGCAGACAACATCGGAAAGGCTGTTGTCCTCGGCCGTCTTGACGAAAGCCTGATCTTCGTCTGGGGCGGTGCTGATTGGAACTTCTCGAATTGCGGAGCCAAGCCGGGCGATCGTGTCGTCTTGATGGAAGGCGAAGACATACCAGGAGTGATATCCGACGATTTCGAGACGCTGTAGTAGCGGTGTCCCTTCCGAGAGGAAGGGCATCCGGTGCTACAGAAGTAGTGCCATACAACCTACTAGCAGGGAGGTAACACCATGAAGAAGTTCATCGTCGGCCTGATCGCCACACTCGCGCTCGCGATCAGCCTCGTCGGTGCTACCGCACAGACAGCGAAAGCCTCGAGCTCGTGCTGGTACAGCGTGCGTGGCTGCGTGTCCGTGTCAGGCTACTTCCGATCATCCGGCTACTACGTCTCACCATACTTCCGCAACTACCCGAGCTATCGGAGCTACTACAGCTATCCGAGCTATCGGTACCACTGGTAGTAGCAGCTGCCATTCCTTTCCGGAATGGCCTGCTGGTGCTACAATGGCACCAAACAACCTACAACCCATCAGGGAGGTAACACCCATGAAGCGTATTCGCCCGCATTGGCGAAAGATGACGTGGGCCTTGGTGATCTGGACGGTGATCTTTGCCCTCTGGATCTTCTTCGGTATCCACGACGCGGCCTCTTCGGTCGCTTCCGACTGCGCGAAGGACAGCTCGGTCACGAGCGGCATCCTCACGCAGCAAGAGTGCGAAGATGCGTCGAACGCCGGCACCGGCATCGGTGCAGCGCTCGTCTTCGTCTTCTGGTTCCTCGGCTTCATCCCGCTCTCGCTGACCTGGTTCATGACCAGGCCGCGTGAGAAGCACATCGTGTACGTGGAGCGTGCGCAATGAAGAAGCTCTTCTTCATTCTCGCGATCTTCGCGTCGCTGCTCGTCGGAGCAGGAACAGCCACTGCCTACGACTACTACTGGGCAAAGTCTGGCAACACATATTCTTGCCAGGGCTATCCCGGTGCAGCTATCTGCAGGTCGAAGGCTGGCAATCGCTACAGCGCCTTACTGGACAGTGATGGCGTTGTGATCTTCAAAGGTAGTGGCAAGCATCCCAATTCGCAGTTCTCTTGCAAGTGGAGCTGTGAAGATCTACGTCTACCTGGCGAGTAGCAATGAAGACTCGCGAACAGCTCATCGCCATCCTCATCATGGCCAAGTTCCCAGCAGAAGAAAGGGACGCACTCTGCGAAGCCGCAGATGCTTACCTGGCCTGGGTAGACAGTCTGTGATGTAGCGGGTGTCCTCACGGTGGCGTAAGCTACTGTGAGGCATCCCGGTGCATCCCGCACCGTAACAACCTACAACCAGGGAGGTTTCCCCATGGACACAACCGTCAACATCAAGATGACGGTTCAGGATCTCGATTTGCTTCGCCGTGCGCTCGAGTCACATCGGGTGTCAGAGAACAACGTCGTGAGGGACAAGCAGGCCGATCCGAATCGCAGGAATTTCGCGCGCTCGGAGGTCGTCCGCACCACCGATCTGATCAACAACCTCGGTGGTATAACTGGACGGCAAGTGCCGTGAAGCTCCTCGCCCTTCTCATCCTCGCGTTCGCGATCGCAGCACCTGTTCAGGCTCAGGCATCAATCTGCCCGAGCATGAAGCAGTCTCAGAAGCGTGCCATTGTCAAAGCCTTCAAGAAGAAGTATGGGCATGAGAATGTCTCGGCGTTCTGGCTGCTCACGGACCACGGCAAGAACGGATACCTCGTCATCCAGATTCTCAGATGGCCGCAGGTAATCCAGACGATCAAGATCCCGGTCAAGAACAACTGCGCTCGCCCGCTGTTCGGCAGCGGCGTTCCGCAGTGGTGGCCGTCCGGCATCCCGTATCCGGTGACGCCATGACCAGCGCGGCAAGAACCATTCTGGCTGCCTTCGGTGGTGGCGGCATCGGGTACATCATCATCAACATGATCCATCCGTTCAACCAAAAGCTGACATCTGAGATCGTCGGCTACAAGTGGACGGGTGAGCCAGTTCTAGCTTGGCGACCAGGAACGGTCTGGGCAGCCATCATCATCGGGGCTGTTCTCGCCATCTCGTTCTCAAGAAGTCTGCACAAGAAAGGTGATCTATGAGCGTGCGTTACGCCACATACGCTCCGATACAATGTCCGGAATGCGGACGCGTCGTCGAACTGCTTCGCGATGGTGCGCTCCGTCGTCATTTCCCGCCCGGCAAGGCAGAGGACAGAAAGAAGAGGCTCTGCAAGGGCACGCATCGCCATGTGATGGCGGGCGATCCGGTAATCCTCAACAGAAGGTGACATGCGGGTGAGGCAGACACGAGCTGCCCGCCCCGGATGTCATCCGACATCTATACCAGGGAGGTTCAAATGCCAGAGATCGAGATTCTCGATATGTTTGGCAACGAAATCAAGGTCGGCACAAAGGTGATCTTCGGAGAGCCTGAGTCTACCATAGAAGTCATCAACCAGACAGCAGAAGTCACGGAGATCAGTGAGCCGGATATGACATTTCACGAGGATGAGCATGGCTGTGACATCGCCGACGGTTACGAAGTCATCATCACCATAAAGTTTGCTGATGGCGATATCGAGAACTGTACTGCCCGTCTAACGGAGTTCGATCCGGATCACGAAATCTACGAAGATGGTGGAGATCTTCGAGTCATCACGGGGTAGCAGCGGTTCCGCCAGAATAGAGCTGGCGGTTCCGGTGTTACAATCCTGTAACATCAAACCAGGGAGGTTCACATGGATGTAAACGATGAGATCCTTGTTCTGGACAAGCCGGAGCAGATGCAAGCAATGGCCTTGCTTCAGATCTACCACAAGCTGAAGCTTGAGGTCAAGCATCCCGGCGGTCCGAAGTGGCGTGTCTCGCCGATGAAGCAGGCCAGAATGGTCCTCAAGGAGGCCGGTCGTCCTGCGGGTAACCGCAAGAACAGAGTCCTGCAGCAGTACGAAGCGCTCCTACGGGAATTCGGGATCATTTCATGACAGACCCGATCCTGAAGGCTGCCGAAGCGATCCGGAAAGCATGGCATGGCGGCAAGAAGCAGGTCTTGATCGATGGCGAGATCATGCAGATCAAGCGCATCGATCATCAAGTCACGCTACACGACAAAGACGACAAGGTCGTCAAGCGAGTTGAGTCCTGGCTTATAGCCAAGCCGAAAGAGAAGGGCAAGCTCACACCCGTCTTCAACGTCGAGCTCGAGCCGGGCAAGAACAGCCGTGTTCGAGTCGGAACACCAGCTCTTTCCGATCCTAGGAAAAGGATGGTGCCTCGGCTCAAGAGAAAGAGCAGCGAGTAGCCATGCGCGTCGGGCACTTTACGGTGCCCGGTGCGGATAGCTATGGATGTGTCAGTGTAGTATGCTATCCGTAATCACCTACTACCAGGGAGGTACAACCCAATGGATCCTGTAAAGGTCGACGAGCCCAGGGAAGAAGTTCCCAGTTGGGCAAAGTCGCCGGAGCCAGGAACAGCCGCTGAGGTGGCGGGAGAAGCTCTCTCAGGAGAGAAGAAGATCTCTCCGCCGCAGCGGAACTTCCTACTCGATCTCATCACACGGAAATACGTGAAGCCCGATCAGGAAGGCAAGCTGGATCTCATCATGAAGTGCCTGCGCATCTCCGAAGATCCGGAGGAGTACGGCATGAGCATGAAGAAAGCCAGCGAGCTCATCGACTGGTTCCTGAAGCAGCCCGACAAGCCGCGCGAGACCATCACCACAGAAGGTGTTGAGACAAACACGGCTCTCCACGGGTTGCCGCCGGGCCGATACGCACTGCCGAAAGCCGGGACAAAGCTCGAAGACAACGAGCTCCGCTTCTACCAGTGCTGGGAAAGCAGGGACAAGCAGGCCAAGCGCCTGTACGTTCTGTTCGGCCCGTCCGGTAGTCAGATGCCGTACAACGCACAGATGAATGTCGCCAAGATGATCATCAAGGATGGCATTCGTGAGTGCGCGATCCGGTATGGCATGGAGATCGGCTCCTGTTCCAACTGCGGTCGTCGTCTCACCAACCGCATCAGCCGTGAGCTGGGCATCGGCCCGGTCTGCGGTGGTCGGATGTTCGGTGGCGACGAGTGGTCGGAAGAGGTCAAGGCCAAGCGCGCGGAGATCCGTGCGCGTGGTGAAGACCCCGACGAGGAGCTCAGCGAATGATCCTTAAGTCCTGGCAGAATGCTCGTCCGGGCTGGACGCGTCGTGTTCGCTTCTATCCGAGCGACAAGGGCGATGGTATGGCCCGGCTTGTGTTCGAAGAACGCGATGCTGATAACACCCATCGCGTGAAGCACACTGTCATGGTCGATTTGGTCACAGCTGAGAAGCTGTACCGGCTGTACCAGGACGAGACGCTAGAGATGTCCGGTCGTGATCTCTTCTTTGAAGTAAAGCTCATGGGAGAGCTTGAACCCGGCGCGTGATGTGCGGGTGAGGTAGACTATGAGCTACCCACCCCGGACACCACGTCCAAACACCTACAACCAGGGAGGACCTATGGCAACAACCGAATGGCCATTTGCGGTTGAGCTGCTGCCTCTGGCCGATCTTCTGGTCGACCATAAATACCAGCGACCTCCGCAGCAGGCTTTCGTGGATAAGCTCATTTCAGAGTTCGACGAAACGCTCGTCGGCATTCTCGATGTAGCTCACCGCGGAAATGGTACACACGCCATTCTTGATGGTGCGCAACGCTACCAGGCACTGCTGAAGTTCAAGCAGACCGCATGGTGTGCTGTCTACAAGGGTATGAGCCTGGCCGAGGAAGCGATGTTCTTCTATCGGAAGAACCGTAACCGACGCAGTGTTCATCCCTTCTACCAGTTCCGGGCACTGATGGTGACCGGTGACAAGCAGTCGCTCGCGATCAACAAGATCGTCGAAGACACTGGCTACAAGCTGGGCATTGCAGCCCGGCAGGATGACACCATCACGGCGATTCGTGCGAGCGAGGACGCGTACAGCATGAGCAGTCTCTTTCGTGACGAAAGCCTGAGTCCGTCGTTGCGTATCATGCGTGCATCCTTCTATGGGCGCAAAGGCGGCAAGGAAGGCGAGATCATCCGGGGTCTCGGTAAGTTCTTCCAGAACTTCGAGGACGATGCGATTGACTATCCTTGGCTGATCGAGCAGCTTGCCGGGCAGAACCCACAAACGCTACTCGGTCGTGCTGACGACAAAGCAGCAACGGCCAGGCCGATTCAGCCACGTGCGTATTGGATGGCCAAGGACATCGTCGAGATCTACAACCGTGGCCAAAAGAAGGGCAACCGCCTCTTCCCCAGCTACATTCAGGGTCGAAAGTGACCTGCGAGTCTGCCCAGCGGAGGGCAGGCTCGGAGTTCATCACCTAAAAGAAAGGAGCTCCAATGGGAGGTTCAAACTTGCCGCCAGGCGTTACCGAAAGCATGATCCCCGGGAATCGTCCCGAGGACATTGCTGAGGAGGAATTCTGGGCCACGCTTGAGAAGAAGTTCGCTGGGCAGAACGAAGGCAACAGCGATCTCTTCTGGAGCTGGAT